GGTCTTATCTTTCTTTTGATCGCAATTGTGCCTTGCTCTAAATGCTTTTCTTCTTGCTGGGTCATCTCGTTTAATAGACATATTTGGATCACCAAACTCTACTTTAACCACATTACCTTTATCATTACGGACATAAACTTTATATTTCTTTACATCACCCCTTGTAGGATTATTTAGTTCTTTTCCACTCTTTGCATCAGCTTCTGTTACCTCACCCCATTCATTGAGTGAAGATTCAGAAACGCAATTAGGAACGGGTTTGCCATCTTTACCTTTTTTCATACCAACTTGTTTATAACCATCCCAACAAGGATTTTCTTCATTGATACAATCATCACAACATGGTTCTAATGATTCCACCATCTCTACTTGTTTTGCAAGGTCTTTGTCTGCCTTACCCCAAGTCCCTGCTGATTTAGTTGTGAATGAATTGACCCTTGCAAATGCCCACTGTTGAGCAGTTGCACCAGGCCGATGACCTGTCTTAAATGCAGCCAGACCACGATCATACACCTTCTTGAGAATAGAATATGGCATACCAGATTTCTCTGCCTTATTTACCAAACCCTTAATTTTTTCGTCAAGTTCAACACTCTCTACCTGTGTATCAAGATAGTCAGACATATCATCCAAACGAGACACCGCTGTTGCAACCTTATTTGTCCACCATGTAGGCAAACTTTCCTCGTCACCAATTTTATTCAGTTCACCTTGCATCTTCTGAAGAGCAGACATTGCAATCTTCACTTTGTTTTTCATCGATGCAACATCAGTGTGGCCACTTTCGTTTAATGTTTCCAGAGCTTCATCCAACATAGATTCATTCTTTGAAAGATAAGCAGCGATGGCCATCTCTTTACGTTTCTCTTTGGACTTTCCCTTGAACTGGGGTGCATCAGACTTTTCGAAATCATCAATATAATCTCCCATGTCTGCACTGTCGGGAAGCACCTCACCAAACATCTGTCTAAACTTCTTAGTATGTACAGATAATTTAGTTTTTGCAGATGCATCTCCAGGCGCAGGGCCGGACTTTTTTGATTTGAAGTGTGCATCTCTCTTGTTTTTAGTAGACTTTGCCATATCACCAGCATAATACTTTGCTGGTTGCGTACCCTTTTTATCGTCAATATCTTTGTCTTGTCTGACCTCTTGAATTTGATTTACAAAATCTTTAAATGATAATTCTTCTGTTGTATATCCCTTTTTAATATACTTGTCAACCTCATCAGAAGGAACATTCATAATAGTCATTTGACCCTTCTTCTTCATTTTGATAAACTTTACCTTCTTATCTTTGAAAATAGGTTTCTTACCAGCAGCAGTACGAGACTTATCAAAATCTCTTAGTTTTTGGTATGATGATTTTGCTTCTTTCATCTCATACTCTGCCTTCAACTGTTGAGGAAGTATTTTCTTAGCAACCAATTTATTGATGTACTTAATAAAGTCTCTCGTATTAATTAGTCGCTCACGAGCTATCTTATCAGCAGCCAAGTTGGGACGGTTTTTATATTTGTCCTGTCTCATAAGTTCAGCATAATCTTGTATCATTTTTCCATAAGATTTAGGATGTGTCATTTGACTAAGTTTTGCTTTTACTGTATCATACCAAACTTCATCAAGTTCTTTATCACGCAGCCGTGGTTCTCTACGATTCTTGGATGGGTCTTCATTGCGTAGATTAGTGGGATCATTATTCATAGGATCGTTATCAGCATGTCCTACATCCATTCCAACCTTGGTCTTGTCACCCATTACCCTACGAGCTTGGTTTCTTGAAGAACGTCTTGCAATCTGATCTGGTGTTCCCTGATAGTTTGCATATTCCTTGGCGTAGTTGCGCTCATCAAGTTCAATATCATGCAACCATGCTTTATGAACCTTGCCATCCTCAGTCACAAATGATAGGTAATTTGTTCCTTTGCGAACAATCTCACCGGCAGCACCATTAGCTTCTACAACATCACCCACGTTCCAAATTTGTCCTGTAAGATATGCATCACGCAATGTTTCAAAATCTGTCATATCTCCCATGTTTTTTTCTTCACGAATACCCATGTACTTGCGAACATCTCTATAGAGTTTCTTACCGTCAGAAAATCCAGAAGGAACACCCTGTAAAAACGAATCCATATCTCCATTAGAAGCAGCAGCTCTCATCTTAGATGCAGACATACCTTCTACACCTTCTGAGTCGGGATCACGCTGTCCGGCAGATACTACTTTAACAGAATCAAACTTAAAGAGTTGGTTTCCCTTTTGATCAGGTGCATCATTATATCTGTTTAAAAGTGTAGAAAACTCTTTAACACGATCAGAACCAGCAACCATAATCAAATTCTTATATCCCTCTTTATAAAGTTTTTCTGCAATCATAATAGCAGTTTTTGCGGCAGTATCTGCAATAATATTTTTTGCATACTTCTTAAACATCTTTCTCATATACGCAACTTTTAATGCGTGAGGAAGAGGGTCTCTTTTAGGATTTTGTGTGAAGGAAGGATAAATCCGATATGGATTTGAACCAGCAACAGATGCAACCTTTTTAATAAGTTTCTCATGTCCAGTTGTGGGTGGATTAAAACGACCAAATGCAAATACAATGGTATCTGGGGCTTCCATTAAATCTCTAAATCTACGCATTCTTCTGTCCCTCTTTGGCTTTTTTAACTCTTTCAATCTCTAATTTTTGAAGTTGTTTGGCAACCTTTTTAGCTATCTTATCTATCTTAACACCATATTTTTGCATAACCATTTGGTCAACTTTAACTCTCTGTTGAAGTGACATCTCTTTATAACTGGGATAAAACTTATCTCTAAATTTTTGAATGGTTTTCTTTCTTGCAAGAACAGCAAGCTTGGTGGGATTACGCACCCTTAACATAGCCCGTTGTTTTTTCATTTGAGCAACAGGAGATTTTGCCAGCTTGGACATACGCCGAGCAAGTTTTTTCCGTTGTACAACAGATGCAACACCTTCATAAAGGTCTTTAAAATTCTTCATTTATCCCATGCCTTTATTGCAGTGAAGTTATTAAACGAGAACTCCATACGATCTACTAACTTAACCGCTCCACCACTTACTCTATCAATAGCAACAAATCCTTCGGGATTAGTTACCTTAAATCCATTTTTGGTTTTGATGAATGTATCAGTCAATCCCTTAACACTATTTAGTTTTTGAACAATTTGCATTTTAGCATCAACAAGTAAATTCTGAAAAGTTATAATCTGTATTAAATTTCTTGTGTATTTTTTTACTTCTCTCACATATTCTTTTTGACTATTTCTATACTTATCCTTACCCTTTTCGCTCTTTACTTTATCAATTTGTTTCTGAATAGAATCATATACCCATTTCTCATAACCTTTTGCATGTGACATAGGATTTGTTATTTTTTCACCAGCACGAACCTTACTATTATTATACGTCTTTAATGATGCACCGGCAAGAGCTCCTGTCATACTTTCTTGCAATTTAAGAAATGAACTTAGTTGCCCAGCATTAATTTTTTTGAAGGTAGTACCAACTTGTGATAGTACGGCCGTAATTTTCTCAGTCTCAGATGCATTAAATGTTGCCTTACCAGATACATCTTTGTATGTTGCGTCATCCATCCATACGCTTGACGGGTTATTCAGTGAGGATATGTTTGCACCAAATGAAGCCTTCATTCCCTGCAAAGTATCACCTGTGTATGTGGTATGCCAGACAATACCAACCTTTGCCTTTTTAATAGTTTTTGCTAATACAGAATTATTAGGTATAGCATAAACAATAGTGTTAGGCTGAAAAGTAAGATACCCATTGCCATCAATAGTTGTTGCTTCCACATCATCGGTGAACATGAGATCGCCTTGTAGTACACCCTTGATACCCAACTTAGAAAATTCTTTAAGTGCGACTTTAAATTTTGCATTAAGTGTTCCAGATAAATCTGCATCAATTTCTGCCTCCGTTTTATATAATTTAGGAGATACGTTAAAGACACTTTTCTTTGCAACAAAAAACTTACCATCGTCAGGGTCTATACCAGCAAATATAGCAGGAGCCCCATCCCACTTTACCGTCATGTTAACAGATGATCTACTTGCACCCGCCATCATATTTCTCAGGGAACGTAGGAAGTTCAACGCAGCACGACCACCATCTACACCATAATTGAGGATTTCATCCTCTAGGTGTTCTAGGTGAAGGTTCTTACCACCCTTATCCTCTTGTAGTTCTCTGAAGCTTATCATTACAGCGGCCACTTTCCACCACCAGATGTCTTAACATTTGTGACACTAACACCTAAAAAGTTCATTAATCCCTGTATCATTTTTTACTCTTTAAATAAATTTTTAAAATTGGTAGTTACAATACATTGGAATTGTGGATTTGCTGAATATTCTCCTTTATATCGTATTTCCAACTCTAAAATATCTTTGCCTGCATCT